CCAAAGGTAGGAGCCTGGTCGTATCATTAGCGACTGGCTTGCCCAAGTCTAGAACACTCGAAAGAGGTACTAGCATCTAACGATCATATTCGTCGTCATCTGAGCGCTCGTCACCGTCAAGCCAACTCCAACGGGGAAGCTTAGCTACACACGCAGCAGTGCGTTGTGCATCTTCGCCCTCCAATGGGACTTGCGGACTACATACCGTAGGTTTGGCTTTGGCGTGAGCCTCTGCCGTTCCATTAGCGGTATGAGGACGATGACTTATAGAGATTTCGGGAGTATCTGGGGACGTGTCAACTAAAATGGCAGTTTCGACGCCGTTTACTACAGTCTTGCTCTCTACCAGAGGGCCCACTGTACAGGTTTCGATCTTGCTAATAGTCTTTGCGACTTGCTTAGCTTGACTCAACTCTGATGTAGGTCTTGAATAAGAGGCCTTCCTGAAGTCCCATTCTTTTTTGATCGGTAACTCTACTGACGTAGACTGATCGGTGCTGACGGCGCCAAGGGTTCCATAATCTGACTGTGTTTCCACAGCTTCATATTTTACCTTGACATTAGGCTGAGCTTCATCGCCGCCGAACTTAGGGTATGCTGTAGAAGCATACGATGTTGACAACTCTTTAGCTCGAGGCATCGCCCCAACACGCTCCCTCTCTTGCTCGGCTCTCATATAGAGCGTCTGCAAGGTGACCTTCTCTTGGTCACGGGAGGCTGGTTTGATGGCTTCGATCAGCGTGTTCACCCCAATACGTTCCATTAGCGTAGCGGGGCTAGTTGAGTTAGAGTACTTGATGGTATTAAAACCTTCAAGGAAGTATCTAGCCTGGAGATCATGAAGATCTTTAACCCAGTTAGGTACTTTGGGGTGCAGTCCTGACGTTGTGAACTTCTCAACGTTCTGGAGAGAACCGTCCAATTCTGAGATGAATCGGGGTTTCAAGGGATAACAAGTCGACCTGGTAATCAGGTGGCTGCAGAATTCTGCATACCGATCAGACTCCATAGTCTTATCGTTATTGATCTTACCGTTAAAACCGGTAACCCTTTCCATATACGCTTTCGCGTACCTGGTCTCGATGATGAGGTCGTCTCCGACGCAGGCAAAATGCCCGCAGGAGAACTTTCCATCAACTGCACGTATTGCACTCTTTGCGAAAGTAGCATTCATGATACTGAGGATCGGAAAAGAAGGTCGTAAGCCTAAAGGCTGTCCGACAGTCCATCCGACTTCGTTACCAGTCATGCCACAGAGGTCAGCTATATGACCTGGAATCGTCCAGTTGCAAGCCGACGTGTCCTCGAATAACTCGAGGCTCCGCGAAAGTAAGCGAAACTGATCAGGTTCCGCATAGACAACGGAGAAGAATTCGTGGAGGAATTTTCGATAGTCAAGGCGATCAGTCGCCGATGACATGTCGAAACTACTAAGGGATATACCCTGTCGTAGCTTTTCCTGAGCCCACTTCATTCCCTCATCTTGATTCATGACGTAGTATCCGTCTCGGCTATAAAAGGCCTTTGACAGAACCTCGCCTAATGGTCTGTTAACATACTGAACCAACCGGTTGGGGTTAGCTACGGTACGCAACTTTCCACCTGGCTGCTCCAGGAAACCTATGTTTCCAACGGAGTGCATAAAACCAAGGTTAGCATTTATATATGCCCTTGTTGCTAGGTAGTGCTCATCATCCACATAGGATGACCCCATCTCTGCTTCGTCGTGCAGCAAATAGCTGCTCAACTTAGCATCAATGATCTGACTCAACGAATCAACCAGTTCTTCTGGACAGTCGACGCCTTCCCCCATTCGGGTTGGTGCGTCTATATCCTTCAGAAATTGCCAGACAAAAAGAGGTGCCGTGCTTACAGAAAAACCGTAAGCGCTAAGGAGTGACAAAGGTTCCTTTTGACAGGTAGCTTTATCGACCTTTACGGTCATGAACTTACCAGATCCTGGAATATTAGTTCCGGATATATCCGTCACATTAAACCATTCACGGTTCGCCCATTCGCGTTCCAGTAGCTCCTCAAGACGAGTACATAACCGTTCACTGGCATGAAAGCCAACGTGACAGTTAGGATTCGACTTGTTTTCGCATCTGACACCCTCCAGCCATTTGAGTAGCTGCTTCTCGGTAGGTACAGTCAATTCGACTGACTTCTTCAAAGCGCCTACAGCGGCGAAGAACGCCTTATCGGACAGTCCCCATAGCTGGGAACCAATCGGATCTGCAGGGGTAATACTACCCTTTCGGCTCTTGTACGCATGCCATTCAGGATGATAAGATGTATCACCTTTCATGTGCATCTTTCTCCAATCGGTAAGATCGGATAAGCGCCCAAGCAGAAATTCTGGCCCGGAGCTTCGAATTTGAATCGCTATTGCGTTCTCAATTTGATGTTCCTTCCTTGGAGATAGACCAATCGACTGTAATGATTTACAGACTGCGGTTTGTACTATGGTGTAATCCATAGTATCACCATCCTTTCTTATGAAATGTATGGTGCCCGGGCTGTAGTCAAACAGCACGCTGGACTTTCTCTTTAGAGAGTCCACCAGATTGATGATCAATAGGTC